AACCCGTCTCCGCATCTACGCGTTCACCGAACAGTCCGTGGCGCAGGTCGGCACCGCCTGCTGGGCCTGCCGACTCGACAAGCGAAGGGAGCACCGCGATGGACAAGACTGACGACATCCTGGCCCTCGAAGCGGAACACGGGTTCGTGTTCGGGCTACCCGCCGACTACGACAACAACGCCGCACCCGTCGTCGGCACCGTCGCCTGCAACAACCCCGACTGCCACCGCCGCGGCCAGCAGCACACCCTGCACGCCGACACCGCCCAGCCGATCATCTGCGGCGGCTGCTCCAACGTCCTCATGTGCGGCCACAAACGCATCACCGACCCACCCGAAGTGCACTACGGCGGCACGATGGCCGAACCGATCCGGCACGAAATCGTGTCCTGCCTCGACTGCCACGCGGTGCTGAACCACACACCGCGCCGCGTCGGGCTGCACGAGGTGCCGCTGGACGCGTTCCGGCCCCACTGAGCACGGGAGGGCAGACATGGCGCTGCCACCCGACGTCCACAACCTCCGCGGCCGGTGGCAAGCACGCACACCGCAAGGCGCCGCGCCGCGCTGGGAAACACCGCTCGACCTGATGATGGAAGTCGACCCGGCGCTGCGGGCGACACCCGCGCTGCAGCTGATCAACCGCGCGATCACCGACGCGTTCTACACGCCCGGCTCCCGGCTGATCATCTGCATGCCGCCGCAGGAAGGGAAATCGACCCTCGTCACCAAAGGCGGGCCGCTGTGGGCGCTCACCCGCAACCCGGAACTGCGGATCGCGGTCGCCTGCTACGGGCAGGACCTGGCCGACGAGTTCGGCCGGGACATGCGGAACATCATCATCGCGAACCAAGGGCACGAGGACACCCTGGATCTCGGCATCCGGCTCCCGCGCGACTCCCGCGCCGCGTCTCGGTGGCGGCTCGACGGGCACCGCGGCGGCGTCACCTGCGTCGGCCTGACCGGTGCGCTGACCGGGCGCCCAGCTGACGCCGTGTTCATCGACGACCCGTTGAAGAACCAGGAACAGGCCGACTCGATCGCGTACCGGGATCTCGGCTGGTCGTTCTGGCAGTCCGTCGCCGGTCCGCGGCTCGCGCCCGGCGCCCCCGTGATCGTCATCCTCACCCGCTGGCATGAGGACGACCTGGCCGGTCGTCTGATGAACGCGGAGGACGGGCACCGATGGAAGCTGATCAACATCCCGGCGCTGGCTGACCACAAACCGGAGCAGGGTGAGACGGACCCGCTGGGCCGCGAGCCGGGTGTGTGGCTGGAATCGGCGCGTGGCCGGACACCGGTCGAGTGGGAAATGATCCGGGTGCAGTCCGGCTCGAAAATCTTCGCGTCGCTGTATCAGGGGCGTCCGGCACCGGAGCAGGGCACGATCCTGCTCCGCAAGAACTGGCGCTACTACCCGAACCCGTTGTGGGTGCAGCAGGCCGACGGGTCGATGTTCGTCCCCGGCACCGGCCAGTCGATCTACGTGTCCTGGGACATGGCGTTCAAGGACACCAAAGCGTCCGACTACGTCGTCGGCCAGGTGTGGCTGAAACGCGGCCCCGACGCCTACCTGCTCGACCAGGTCCGGGACCGGATGACGTTCACCGAAACCGTCCACGCCGCGAAAGCGCTGCACGCCAAGTGGCCGCAGGCGACCGCGAAACTGGTTGAGGACAAAGCGAACGGCACCGCGGTCCTGGACACGCTCCGCAAGTCGACACCCGGCCTGATCCCGATCGAGCCGAAAGAGTCGAAGGAAGCCCGCGCGCACGCCGTGTCCCCGTTCATCGAGGCCGGCAACGTGCACCTGCCCGACCCGAGCATCGCGCCGTGGATAGCGGACTTCGTCAACGAGGCCGCGGCGTTCCCGAACAGCACCCACGACGACCAGGTCGACGCGTGCACGCAGGCGCTGCAGCGGATCTACCTGAACCGCGGCGCGGGTGACGCGTGGATGGAATACATGCAGCAGCGGATCGCCGAGAAGAACAAGGGGGACACCAAGCAATGACGAGTCCAACGTCCCGCGCCCGGCGTGTCGCTGCCCGCACCGCCTTGCTGAACAAGGCGAACCAGTTGTCGGCGGGTGTTGCGGTCGCCACCGCGAACAACCAGCAGGGCATGTCCTACGGCGGCGCGTTCGCGCCCGGCGTGCCACTCACCCCGTTCGACGGCTACTCCGGTCAGCCGCGGCAGTGGAACTACCCGACCGGGTACAACCTGCAAGGCTCCCCGCAGCGCGGCAACGGCCGGATCGCGTTCGACACGCTCCGCTCGGTGATCGACTCCTACGACATCGCGCAGATCGTCATCAACCACCGCATCGACGACCTGCGGTCGCTGGACACCCGCATCGTCGCAGCGAAAGGTGTCGACGTCGACGTCGCGGGCGCGGTACGGCTCGGCGAGGCCGCGTTGTACCGGCCGGACGGGCAGCACCTGTTCAAGACGTGGCTGGCGATGTGGCTGCAGGACCTGCTCCGCTACGACGCGGGCACCCTGTACCGGCGTCGTGACCGGGCGAACCGGGTGATCGGCTTGGATGTTGTCGACGGCACCACCATCGCCCCCGCGTTGGACTATTGGGGTCGCCGGCCGACGGGTGACGCGACCGCGTACGTGCAGTTCGTGCAGGGCACCCCATGGAAGCATTTCAAGGCGTCCGACTTGATCTACGAGCCGTTCCGGCCGTTCTCGAACAGCCCCTACGGCATGTCGCCGATGGAGTCGCTGCTGGTCACCGCCAACACCGACCTGCGGTTCCAACTGCACTTCCTGAACTGGTTCACCGAAGGCAGCGTGCCGGAAGGGTTCGCGATCGCCCCGGAGGGCATGACCGAACCGGACCAGGTGCGGCAGTTCCAGCAGTTCTGGGACGCGTTGATGGTCGGCGACGAAGCCGCTAAGGACCAGGTCAAATGGGTCCCGCACGGTGTCACGTTCGAGTGGCCGAACGAGAAAGGGTTCGACTCCACTTTCCCGCTGTACCTGATGCGGAAAGTGTGCGCCGCCTACCACGTCGTCCCGAACGATCTCGGCTTCACCGAGGACGTCAACCGGGCGACCGGGGAGACGCAGGTCGACGTCCAGTTCCGTATCGGCACGAAACCGCTCGCCGAGCACGTCAAAATGATCCTCGACGACTACCTGCAGCACGACCTTGGCCTGCCGGTGGAGTTCGAGTTCGACCTGGGCGAAGACTCTCAGGAACGGCTCGCGGTCGCGCAGGCGGACAAGCTGTACGTCGACATGGGCGCGATCTCGGTCGACGAGGTCCGGGGCCGGGTGTTCGGCCTGCCGGTCGACAATGAGCGGCCGGTGCCCCGCTACATCAACAACGAACGGCTCGGCCCGACACCTCTGGCCGCGCTGTTCAGCGTCGCCGGCCCGGTCGATCAGGACACCCTCGCGCCGACCGATGACGTGCCGCTGTCGACGACCCGGTTCACCGGCACACCGTCGCTGCTGCCGGTGAAAGCACCGGGGGAGGCGAACTTCCATCAGGCGCCGACGAACCCGGACGACCCGCGGCGGCCCGGTTTGGAGAAGCCGGTCCCCGGCACCGACGTTGTCGCCCCGCCCGCCCCGGCAGGCGCAGCTGCTGCGTTGCCGCCGAAGTCGCTGAACACGGTACGCTTGTCGCGTGACGTGCAAGGCACGCGACTGTCGGGGGGTGATGACGGTGGACAACACTCAGTGGTTCTAAAGGCCGACGGCCCGGAAGCCGCCGGGTTGTGCGTCCGCGCCGCCGACACCGGACGGGTGCTGCTGCTGCAACGCGGCCTCGACCCCGACGACGACGCGGCCGGCTGCTGGGAGTTCCCCGGCGGCCACATCGAACCCGGCGACGTGTCCCCGTTGAACGCGGCGCGGCGTGAGTGGATGGAAGAAACCGGCATGGTCACCCCGCCCGGCGAACTGGTCGGGCAGTGGACGTCCGGTGTCTACCAGGGGTTCGTGTGGCTGATCCAGTCGGAGGCTGCGCTGCCGATCAACCGCGGCGACGCGATCGTGAACCCGGACGACCCCGACGGCGACAACGTCGAGACGGTGGCGTGGTTCGACCCGGACGACCTGCCTGACATGCCGTCGCTGCGCCCGGAACTGGCCGACAGCGCGCCGTGGAAGGAAGTCGCCGGCACGGACCGGATGGTGAAAGCGCTGCGGAAGTGGCGCGACAACACCCGGACCCGTGTCGGGCGTGGGCAGCTGCCGCGGACCTTCACCTCACCCGATCTACCCGTCCCGGTAGTGAAAGCGGTGTGGCCGCATCTGCAAACCGCGCGGGACCGGTCCGCAGTCGACGCCGTGTTCGACACGGTGATCGAGGCGGTGGTGTCCGGCCCAAAAGCCCCGGCGCACCGTGAGGTGCGGAAAGGGTGGCGGGACCGGCCGGTCAACGCGCAGCCGCAGCACGACATCGACCTGCAGATCATCGACGAGTGGACCCCGCGCATCGCTGACGCGTTGCGTCGGGTGTTCACCCGCACGGTGCTCCGCAGCATGGTCCGCGCATCCGTTCACCGCGTCCGCAAAGACGAGGCGGCGTCGGATGACGAGATCACCGGCACCGGCAGCGACGTCGGCCTGTCGATCCGCGACATCATGAACGGCGTCGACACGACACCGTTGGAGACAGCGGTGACCCAGTTGTGGTTCGACGCCTACGTGCGGGGCGCCGCGGCGGCGACCGTGCAACTCGACGTCCGTAACGTGCTGAACCTGCAAGCCGCACCCGGCCTGCTGCGCGACTACACGGACTGGTCGAAGTGGCGGCCGGGTGACCCGATCGCGGCGGACAAACTCCGCAACGGCGGGCTGGCGCAACTGATGGCCGACGCCAACGTGCGGTTCACCGGCATCGCCCGCACGTCAGCGCAAGGCATCGCCGACACGATCTCCGACGGCCTGTCCGTCGGCGACTCGATCGACGCGATCACAACCGCGGTGTTCAACTACGCCGT